TCGAAGAAGTGGGTGCTGCACTGGCATTAATGACGTCGCAAGGTACTCCTGCAGCGCAGGCTACAACACAGCTCAATGCAGCTATATCGGCATTCCTTTCACCGAACAAAGCGATGGTTGACGGTCTTAAAAGCACATTTACCGAGATGATTAAGACCGGTCAGATTACCGGGCAATCGGCAAATGACTTTTTACATTATTCTGATTTGCTGGCGGTCGCTGAATCGAAGCAGGGCACATTCAACACGGCGACCAAAGAAGGCGCAAAAGCTGCTAAAGATAACGAAAAAAATATAACCGATTACAAAAAGGTTATCGCGGAATTAGGCGCAGAATTTGGCGTCAACGTTATCCAAACATACGGATTACAAGGCGCATTAGAAAAATTAAGCGACGGGTTAGACGGATCCGTAAACGGCATGTCAAACGCTCTCGGCAGCTCAGAGGCGTTAAAAGCTTCTCTTGCAATTACCGGAGAAAACGCCGGCAAATTCGCCGATAACCTGGCACAGATGGGGACAGCCGCGGACGTTATCGGGGACGCATTTGAAAAAGTATCGTCAACCGTATCTGAAAAGCTCAACAGATTAAAAAACGAGCTGAAGAACGTTTTAATTGATTTATACGAATCAATCGCGCCGGCAGTCACACAGACAATAGACATGCTGTCCGAGAGCATGGATACGCTGACATCCCCGCTTGTTGAATTAGCTAATGATATCGTACCGCTTCTGTTAAACGTAATTACAAGCTTGTTACCGCCTTTTATGGATCTTGCCGGAGTTATATTGCCTATGTTATCCGGCGCATTAGTCGCGATAATTACGCCGTTAACCGAGGTCGCGAAAGAAGCATTTCCGGCGATATCTGCGGCGATACAGATGGTTTTACCGTACTTACAGCAAATAGGCGGGGGCATACTTGACGCGATCGGCGTAGCGTTTAATATCATGAAAACAGCGATGGAACCGATCGGAGCGTCTATCTTGCCGCTGATCCGCGGCGCATTGGACGCGATTGTACCGTTTTTAATAAAACTTGCCGAAACGGTTTTGCCTTTAGTCGCCGAGGGTTTTGCGATGATGGCGAAAGTTGTGGCGGCGGTATTGCCGACATTGATGGAATTAGCTTCATTGGTTTTACCGGCGTTGTCATCGATCCTTGACGCGATCTTACCGGTCTTGACGGAGTTGGCTACATCGATATTTAAGACATGGGCAGACGTTTTGGCCGAGATTTTACCGCACATTATGAAGCTTGCCGAAGCTCTATTGCCGGCATTGGCGGATGTATTCGCTGCATTGATCCCCATAGTCGCGGAAATCGCGGAAGATGTTTTGCCGATACTTGCAGATATGTTAACGCTATTGTTACCGCTGTTTTATGATCTGGCAACCACTTTATTACCCCCTTTGCTGAAGGTATTTACACAGCTGGCCCCGCTTCTCGGTGAGCTTGCAAAATCCATTTTCCCGATCATAGCGAGGCTTCTCGAAGCTCTTGCACCGTTGTTTGTGTCGCTTGTAAATGCCGCTATGCCTCTCATCGAATTAGCTTTATTACTTATCGATCCTTTGATACAACTTATTACGTGGGCGCTTGAGCCGCTTACAGTGGCGATCGAACCGCTTATAAAAGGGTTTGAAATGTTTGTCGGAATCTTGACGAAGGTATTTGACATTATCGGATTAGTCGCCGGCGTAGTAGTCGACATGGCTAAAAAGATGATGGATAATTTTAAGCTTTCCCTCGATTTTATAGAAAATGTTTTTGCTGGCAGATGGAGCGCAGCCTGGGGCAACATAGCCGACGGATTCAAGAACATCTGGAACGGAATCATAGAAGCGTTTAAATCGGTTATAAACTTCCTTATCGACGGCTTGAACAAAATGATAGCCGGCGTAAATGTTATAAAAATTCCTGACTGGGTCCCGGTTATCGGCGGTAAGTCAATCAATATTCCGCTTATCCCGAGACTGCAGAAGGGTGAAGACTTCGTAATGAAGGACTGGACACCAGCATATCTGGATTTCGGTGAGCGCGTTCTCACCCGGGAGCAGAACATCAAATTCAACTCTCTCGGCGGTCTTGACGCGCTTGAAGCAAACGTATCTCACAAATTCGGCTGTATGGAAACGAAACCGTTATTCGCTCATTTTGAATTAACCGGAGATGTTGAAATGGACGGCTTCAAGGTCGGTTCAATCGTTTTGCGTAACCTGGATGATGTGGCAGCGTTCGCAGTCAGAGGTGGATAATGACAGTCAAAATAAACGGAGTAGCATACGAAACATCCCGGGACTTTTCTTTATCCGAACAGGCGGGCAATAAAACCGCGTCGACTATATCCGTAAAAGTCGGCGCAGGTCAGGCTGCCCCTCATGCCGGCGACATTATAACCGTTCTTGACGAAGCCGATAATGTGATATTTTGGGGTACCTGCGGAATCCCTGCTTCTCCGAAGTACAGCACAGGGCTTGAAGAACGGGTGTATAGAATCGTCTGCGGAAACGCGAACACGATTTTATCGTACCGGGTCATCAATGAAGCGTTCACGGACTACACGGTAACCCAGATAGTCACAGCTTTATTTAATCAGTACGTCGCGGAGGAAGGCATAACCCTTGGTGAAATATCCGTTATTCCTCTCGAGATTGACGTTTATACGGCGCAGGACATGAACCTGCAGGACGCATTTAACGAGCTTGCAGACCTTGTAAACGCCGTATGGCGGATAGGCAATGACAAGAAGTTTTACTTTATTGTCCGGGACGATTTTCCGGTTTTCCCCGAAACCATTGATATTAATTTCATGGTAACTGACATTCAACACACAGAAAAAGATTACAAGACCCGGACGGTTCAGTATATTTCGGGTGCAGCTGATACCACATCCCCTCAGACGGAAACTTTCACTTATGACGCGCAGCAGTCTTTTGATGTGAACTTTCCGGTTTCAGCTAAGCCCGTAATAAAGAAAAACGGGGTCGCGGCGGATCCGGCCATTATCGGCGTAAACGGTTTGTCAAATGATAATCCCGCAATCATATTTATGTTTTCTTACAATTCCGTGTCCGTTGTTTACAAAGGCGAATCGCTGTATCTGACAGCCGGTGACACTGTTGAGATTACATACACAGGTTTATTCCCAATCCGCTTATCGGCTTCAAACGATACCAAAATAGCGGAGATTGCGGCGCTCACGGGAACGTCCGGAAAGCGTGAAATTGTGGATTCCGGGTACAGCATACGCACTTATAACGACGCGGCGACTTTGGCAGCTTCCCTTCTCTCTCAATACTCCGAGGCGACAGGGGAATTAAGGTTCTGGCTCCCGTCTGATATGTTATACGGCAAGGGTTACACACTCGACGATGTTGACCTGCTTACAGTGCTTACCTTTAACCTGCCGACGTTGAATATTACCGGCGATTACATCATCGTTGAGCGCACGCTAACACCCATGAAAGCAGACCTTGACAACATAGCGGAGAAGCTGAAAATATCGCTGAGGCTTGTCAACCGAGATTTTATCAAACCTTACGGAGAGATAATATCAGCTCTGCAAAGAAAAGTTTCCAAATTGACTTTCCGGGAAGATGATACCGTTATCAAAATCAGCGACGCAGCTGAAACAGTCACAGTTTCGGAACTGATATTGCTTGAGTATGACATTCCTTATTTCCCGCTTGACGTGGTGACAAACGGATCCTTATTTTCTCCGGCAACTCTTACCGAAAATGTATATCCGACTTAGGGGGCAGGCATGAACATAAACGAAGGAATGAATTTAAGAGGCGAATATATCATTGAAGCGCGTGACGCTCTTACAGGACGGCTCATAAAGCGGTACAGGCTTAACAATATGCTTATGGCAATCAGCCGCAGCACTCGCGTTCAGATGCTTCAGGGCATATACGCAGGCGCGACAACGGATTTGGAAATCAAATACTTTGCATTAGGCTCGGACGCGACACCAGCAGCGGATACGCAAACACAGCTATTGGCAGAAACATTTCGTAAAATCTATACCAAGCAAACGCTCATAAATCCGTCAACCTTACAGACGGTGTGTTCCATCGGAGCAGGGGAGGCGAATTTTACAATTCGGGAAATCGGTGTTTTCTGCGGATCCGAAGCGACAGCAAGCGCGAACAGCGGGATTATGCTGTCCCGGGTGAACGTGAACATTATTAAAAACGCTAATATCGTCTTGAACGTCACGCGAAATGACATATGCGCGATATAGGAAAGCAGGGGAATTATGGCATATACAAAGCATACCTGGTTGCAGCGGTTAGGCGTAAAACTGAACCGGTTTAATGACCAGAATAACGTTCAATATGAATTTACATCGGATCCGGAATCTGTCTCACAGGCCGGCACTCCGTTCTCGGCGGCATGGCTCAACGAGATAGAACAGGGTATATTCGACGCGGGGCAGAGGCTTTACAGAACGGCAGGCATCACAACATCATGGACCGGCTCAACGGATCCGTATACTCAGACGGTGGCTGTCTCCGGACTTCTGACAGCTGATGCTGTCTTCATCGGACCGAAGCTTACCGGTACCTGGGCGGATGACCGGAATATTTTAATAGCCTGGTCGCAAATTGCCAGGATAACGATATCGGCAGGAAACATCACAGTTTACAGCAATTCCGCTCTTGACATTGCCATACCGATTCACATAATTATCATGCACAGCGGACTGTTGACAACCTCCGGAGACGCGTTCCTGTGCAACCAGGGCAACACATTAAAGAAAAAGCTTTATACAAAGATCATAACAGCTAACACCGTTTGGACAGCACCGCATGGACTTGTTGGTGATAGTGTCAATGTCCGGTTATTCGGCGGTGGTGGCGCCGGCGGTGGCGGGACAACTGACCCGATTCGTGGCGGCGGCGGCGGGGGCGGTCACATGAACAGCAACGTCATAACGATTTATCCGGACGACAGCATTAATATAACAATCGGATCAGGCGGAACATATGGCGTT